CTGATTCAATTACATAGAAAGTACCATTAGTTGATAAAGTACCTATATCTGCTGCTGCTACTGTAAATGAATCGTTTTCTGTATTGGTTCTGAAAGCATGTGTATCTGTTACTGATGCTGTTATAGGATAAGTAGAAGCACTTAGGTTATTTTTTGCTTGTACAATCCATGAAGTACCAGATCTAAATGTATTTAATTGACTATTAAGTCCTGTAAATGTTACATTATCGTAATCTACCGTATCACTTTCAGTGTCACTAAACGTTAAAGTAACTAAAGTACTTCCTGATCTACCTAAGTTGGTATTTTGATTAGCTGTTGTGTCACTAAATGTTATATCAGGTGCGTTATTAGTTGTTACGTTAATTGATATACTTCCAGACCCTACATTGTCATATTGATCTCTATATGTTATATCAGAAGTAATAGTGTCACCTGATGCTGTTCCTGATCCACTTAATAAAAATCCTGTTGTTAAATTACCGCTACTATCTACTGCTATTTGAGCATTAGAAGAAGTAAATGATTGTACTGTTGGACTTCCATATGATGGTGAGTAACTTACTGATAAGTCAGCTTGTGTACCTGTTCGACCATCACTATTGATTCTTATGTTATTACTATTACCAGCTGACTCTATAATATAGAATGTACCATTAGTACCTAAAGTACCAATTGGAGCTGCAGCAATTGTAATATCTGTTTCAGTATTAGATACTTGTTGTGCTTTAGCAAAAGAATCAAATACACTAGCTGTAATATCATAATCACCTGCTGGTAAATCATTGATAGCTTTTACTTCAAAAGAAGAAGAATCAGAATTATTATAAACTATTTCAAATAATGCAGCATCTGTTCCAGATAAACTTGCACTATAAGGTACATCTCCTTCTGATTCTGTTATGCTACCAGAAAATAAAGTTGTCCCAGCTACACCTAAATTTGTATTGAATTTAGAAGATTGCTGAGTAAAAGATGCAGTAGGCGGTGTGTTCAACGCTACACTTACACTTATACTACTAGAACCAATATTGTTAAATTGATCCTGGTAGGTTATTGTTGATGAAATAGTATCACCAGAACTAGTAGTCGAACCACTTACGTTGGTGTTTAGAGTTAGTCCACCTACACTATCAATAGTTATTGCAGAATTAGATGAGGTAAATGACTGAACTGCTGCACTATTGTATTGAGGACTGTACGTAACATCTAAGTCACCTTTGGTTCCTGTTCTACCATTGCTGTTGATAACTATATTTGCACCGCTTACTGCAGATTCTATTATATAGTAGTCACCGTTATTAGATGCAGAACCTATTGGAGCTGCAGCAATATTTAAATCATGTTTAGATGTTCTAGTTGCAAAAGAATGTATATCATCTATTGATGCGGTAATACCATAGTTAGAAGAACTTAAATTATTAATAGGTTGTACTATAAACGTACCACCTGCTTGTATTGTATTTAATTGACCAGATGGGTCGGTGAAAACAAATGAAGTTAAATCTACATTGTCACCTTCTGAGTCACTAAATGAAATTGTATTAATTGTTGACCCACTTCTTGCACCATTTGTATTCAGATTAGCTGAAGTATCGGTAAATGTAATTGTAGGTGCAACATTATCAGTTATATTAACTGTAAAGTTTGTTTGTGCTGGAGTACCAAATGAATTACTAGCAGTAACACTGCCAACTAATTGAGTACCTCCATTATATGATGATCCTGATATATTTGATGCTAATGTTACATATCCAGAAGAATCTATACTAAACCATCCTGATGATGAAATAGACCAAGTCACTGATTGATCAGCTGTAAACCTTATATTAGTACCTGTGTATCCATCTGTGTTAGTTTTTACACCGTCACCTGATGTTGCAGATTCTATTACATATAATGTTGTGTTACCACTAATAGTAGGTGCTTGGTCGTCAGCTACCGGAACGGTAACCGTTGCATTATTATAAGTGTTAAAAGGATCAGAAACAGAAGAGCTATAAACATAAGAGTTAATTAAATCTGAGTTAAGATATGCTCCAGCTTTTAGAGTTACTACTCCATTAGATGCCATTTGAAATGCATCTTCAGTTGGATCTGTTTTACTTGTACCACCGTAGGTAGAAAGTGAAACTGTACCACCATCTAACTCTAATCCTGCTAAAGTAAAAGATACAAACGTTATAGTATCTCCTTCTGGGTCTGAAGCAGTTGCTGTACCAGCTGTAGTTCCAGATGATACACTTTCTGTAACACCTGTTAAGGTCTGGTTATTAAATGTAGGAGCAGCATTATCAGTTACTGTGATTGTTACTGGTAAAGTGGTAAATGAATTATCATCTACTCCTGCTACACTATGTTCATCTGAAGCTGTTAATGATAAGCTATAAGATGCTGTTGTCTCGTAGTCTAACGAGCTAGTATTTTGTAATAGTCTGACATATGAACCGGTTTTACTAAATATAAAGTGGTTATTAGCGTCAGATTGTGATGTAATAGTAATAGAATCACTATCGGTGTCAGTAAAATATATTTTAGTTACTTCTGCTGCACTTGCATTTTCATTTCTACTTGTACTATACGAAGTAATAACGTTACCACTAACAGAAGTCTCTCTAAATTGAGGAGCACTGTTAAGACTCACAGTTAAGTAAATTGTTTTTGTTGCTGCAGTACCAAATGCATCAACTACCCTTAATATAATAGGATGTGCATCATTTCCATCACCTCTATCTACAGTATTCATTGAACCAGTAGCTAAAGTGTTAAGAGTCATTTCACCAGTTGAAGCAACTCTAACAAAATCTGATGTATATGCCGATGAAGTACCAAAAGTTAATGATTGACCTTCTGGATCTGTACCTGCTACAGTAACTATTGATGATCCTGATGTAGTAAACTCAGATACTGTTTGATTACCTGTAGTAATAGTAGGAGCACTGTTTGGATAGAATACTGCATTTAAAAAATCTTGTACACTACCTGAAGTTCCTGGATTAAATGAACTTGAAAATAAAGATGGTAAGTTTTCTTGAGAAACTACTCTATTTCCATCGTATGTTACGTCTCCTCCACCTCCTCCGCCTGATCCACTTAGGGCATACCTTGTATCATATGATGATGTTAGTTGACTTGAACTAGAAACTACACCAGATGGTAGTGAAGTTATATAAGAAGAAGTAGCTGCTGTAAGAGTATCAACTTCTGTCTGTATAGAACCTGTAAATATGTTTAAAGAGGTTGTATCACTAACAGAAGATGTAATAAATCCTAACTCTTCAATTTGAGTTGAACTAGATACTGTACCTGCTGGTGTTGATCCTCCAGATCCAAAGCCACTTCTAACAGCTGATGCTGAAATAAATGTATCTGATATAAATGATGCAGTTAAAGCTAATGATGCACTATCAACTAACCCATCTATATTAGATCCACTAACGTATGATGCTGTTGCTGATGCTGTAATGAATCCTAACTCTTCTATTTGAGTGGATCCAGACACTGTTCCTGCTGGAACTGTACCACTTCCAAAGCCTGCTGCTGCAGCTGATGCAGATGTTAAGTAACCTGAAGAGGATATCTGTGCTGATTCAGAATAATAAGTAGAGGATGTAAGTAAATATGATCCTGTTACCGTTATTAATGAAGATACCTGTGAGGTAAGTGTTTCAACTGATGAAGTTAAACTACCAGTTGTAATTTTTATTGCATCTACTTCTGATTGAATAGATGCTGTAAATATATTTAACGAACCTGTTGTTCTATTTAGTGGTCCTAATGATGCTGAATCACTTACACCGCCAGATTCTAGATTAGATAAACGATCAAGTACTGAAACACCGTCAAACGTTATATCAGCTCCACTAACATGTAGTGCACCTGTTATTGCTAACGATGACGATCCTGGTACTATCCTAGCTTGTACCTCGCTTCCGGATGCAAATATTAATGAGCCGGATAATTCTGATGAAAAAGTAGTCATTTACCTCTCTTACTTTTTTTTAACATTACGACAACCTTTTCTACGAATAAATAGCTTTTTATAAAGCTTTCGTATCAATTTCTCCAGTTATTTTTATAGATGACTTACTGTACATCTTCTTAGGGTTAAAATTAACTGCATTTATTGCATCAGTTATTATGTACCCAAGTAAGTTTATATCAAACTCAGTCTTAACAATTCTGTCATTACCTTGAACTAAGTCTGTAGCAGTAGTATAGTTGTTAACCATAGCTCTAAACTTGAATTTATTTGGGTCTCCCCAATATGAATCAGAGGCAAAGTTAATACCTTCGATTATCTTGTTGTTCTGTTCCATGTAGTCAGTAAATATTACACAAGAGTATGTTATATTAACGTAGTCCGGTATGGCTACTGCATACATTTCTTTATCTTTAACTCTATTGTTTAAGGTACCAAATCTATCGTAAGCATTTTTACGTGAATACTGTTTGGTAAATATGCCAAAGTTTTGAGGATTGTTACCATCTAACTTATTACCTAAGTTTCTATTCTTTTCTAGGTTAGTTCTTTTAAATGTAATTAAAGGTGCTTGCATCTTACCGTTTTTATCACGATAATATCCATCTTTCTGCATAGCTGCCCATCTTTCAGGTGAAGCATATATAAGAGGCACATTAATTACTGAACTGTTCTGAGTTACCTGAGGTTTAAGTACGTTATTAAAGTAATAGAAGATAGATTCATCTATATCCTTAACACCAATAGTAATAGTTTCAACGGTATCGTTATCTCTAGATACCTGTAAAGCTCTATCCTTTAGGTTATTCTGTACTTCGTACTCTGGTGTTGGTTTATTTCCTGCCATCTTATCTAGATACTACTTTACTTATACCCACTTTATCAGCTCTTGTAAGGTGACAGTCAACTATGATGGATACTGATGATCCAAAGTTGTTAGCATAGCTAGATAAATTATATCCACTGTCTCTACCTACAAATAACTGATTCTCTCTAACTGTATCTACTTCATAGAAGTCGGTGTGCCATTGAATAATGTCACCTACCTCTGCTACAATATTAGAATCTACCATATCCTCTCTAATAAATGCAAATGAAGCTTCTCTACCTAAATCAGGACCGAATTCCTGTATGTCTATTACTTGATCACCTCTAGTTATTAGACAATTTAACTTATTAGCATTAAAGTACGATTTGTCCATTGCTTCACCGTATAAATTAACGTCTGTATCTTCTAAACTTATCTTATGGTATAGGACTTCTTGCTCTATTATATCATTAATAAGCTCACGACTAAGTTTAGTCATTAAATTAAAGTCTCTATTTGATCCGAATAACATTACTTCTCTTCTATTGTTTGTTCCCCTACTTTTATAGCTATTATATTACTATACTTAGTGGATGCATTAACTTTAAATGATTTAAAAGCTTCTATAGGTTCTTTTTGACTGATTAACTTAACTTTATATGTAGCTAACTTACTATCAGTATCTTCTGATGCTATAGTTACGGTAGTAACACCTGGCAGAGCTCGTAAAGCATCATCATACCCTTTAGATCCTTCATCACCGTAGGTAATCTTTACCATGGCTTCATAAGTTCTATAATCTAACTCTAAAAGTAACTGTATTAATTTCATTAACCTACGTATATTACCATTGGTACTGACTTTAATGTAGTCTGTACATCTTCTGCTTCTTTAGCTTGTGCTTCTAACTGAGCAGAACGACCGGTAGCATCTAACATACCTCTTAAACTAGTCATTAGTTCAACTTTTTCTGTTCTAGCATCAGCTAATAAGTCAGCTTGATTTAAAGTAGCTTCAGAACCTGGTATTGGTACCGTTCCGTACTTACCTCTAACGTATGCAAGCATTTCTTTTGCTAATCCTAATGTATACCTGTATATCCACTGTCTTCCAACACTGTTTATTTGGTTATATGTAGGGTTACTATATGGTACTTCGGCTATATTAGTTATTTTATTAGTACTTTGATCGTAATTTATTTTAGATTTGTCATCTTCTAAGTAGTATTCAAAGAACATACTAGCTCCTCCACTAGGTACTGGGAATACTCTTAATTGATTGTTAACTAATTCAAAGCTATATGCTGATTTTCTTATCTGATCATTAAATTCAATACCTTGTAGTAAAGCTACGTCATAAGATATAGGCATCATCATGAAGTTAATACCTGGACTCATAGCTCCAAAGTTAAATGCAGACATTAATGATTGTATACCGGTACCTGTACCAGCATAAGGGTCAAAGTAACGTTGTATAGCAGGTGGTGCTTCGTAAAATACTTTACTTACCTGTATTGAACCTTCTATACTTGCTGATACTGCCCAATCATTTAAATCGTACACTTGTTGATCAGCAATCATTGCTATTGAACCTGTATATTTTGTTACATTACCTCCAACACCGGCTTCTGTACCGTAGTGTTTAGAGATTTGTATTATTCTATTAAGTGTAGGGTCTATAA